AAGAATTATAAATTGGGATGTAATTTTGGGTTTTAGAGAGAAAAAGGGACTTGGAATCTTCTAAACTTTTGAAAAGTTCTTGATTCTTTCTTTTTTGATAATTCATGTTTACCATATTAGGAACTTAATATATAAATTCTAAATGATTTTAACTTATTCTTCCACTTTTTCCACTTTTAGAAAAAGTGGAGCAAAATTGCTTTTAATTTAAATATATGTTTGTTCTTTGTTTTGTTCAACTTTTCCTAAACATGAAGTAAATTTTTGCTCCACTTTTTTTAAAAGTTGATGCGTATTAAATTATTGTATACTAATATTTTAGTAATATAATTATATGACACTTGAATTAAAAAAGTTTGATATGAAAAATATCAGTTTTAAGCCCAATGAAAATAAGGGTCCCGTTGTTGTCTTAATTGGTCGTCGTGATACCGGCAAGTCATTTCTTGTAAGAGACCTTCTTTATTATCATCAGGAAATTCCTATTGGTACCGTCATTTCAGGGACTGAAGAAGGTAACGGATTTTACGGTAAGTTAGTTCCCAAATTGTTTATCCATAATGAGTATAATACAGCAATTATTGAAAATATTTTGAAACGACAAAGGACTGTTTTGAAGCAGATTAAGAAGGAAATGGAAACTTATAAAAGAAGTACTATTGACCCGCGAGCCTTTGTTATTTTAGATGATTGCTTGTATGACGCAACATGGACTCGCGATAAAATGATGAGACTTTTGTTCATGAACGGGAGACATTGGAAGGTCATGTTAGTCATCACAATGCAATATCCTCTTGGTGTGCCGCCCACACTGAGAACCAATATAGATTATGTTTTTATTTTAAGAGAACCCTATATTGCAAATAGAAAGCGAATTTACGAGAATTATGCTGGTATGTTCCCTACATTTGAGTCATTTAGTCAGGTAATGGACCAATGTACTGAAAATTACGAGTGTTTGGTGATAAATAATAACTCCAAATCAAATAGACTACATGACCAGGTCTTTTGGTATAAAGCAGACAACCATAATGACTTCAAATTGGGGTCAAAAGAGTTCTGGGATTTATCTAAAGGATTCAATTCTGACGACGAAGAAGAAAAATATGACCCTGCGAATGTGAAAAAGAGGGGACAAGGACCCAAAATTAGTGTTAAAAAGACAAAATGGTAGAAAAGTTTAACAAAATTGCTGAATTATATTTATATATTTACATTTACTTTTTACAACTTTTCTTACATCTGGATTTTTTTGTTCTTCGTTTTACTCCACTTTTTTTAAAAGTAGATTTTGTTCGTCTTCTTCTCTTTGACTTTCTACCACCTTGGAAAATACTTAAAAAACGATTTTTTTTAGTTGGTTGTAAAGGTTGTATTTCAAAATCAGAATACAAAAAATTACCTGATGAATTTTGTGATTGAATATTATATTTTTTAATTGCTTCATCTGAAGGTATAAAGTATTGTTTGCCTTGATATTCAACAATACTCCATAAAGGTTCATTTGGATTTTGGGTTATTTTTTTAATTAACATTATAACTATATCATCTAAAATTGATGGATTTTTTAACGCATTTTTTATTTGTATATCTGTAAAACTGCCTATTAATCCGTTTATAAAATTGTCTATTTGTTGGTCTGTATCATTAACACTTGTATATTCATTCATTTGATTATTAAATTTAATTTTTGGTCCATTATTATTAAATACTATAGAAATTCCTCTTAAATAATTTTTTAATCTTTCTCTATTATCCATATTAAATTATATAAATAATATAATTTAATTCAAATCATCTTTTTCCACTTTTAAAAAAAGTTGAGCAAAAACATCTAATTCTTTTTTAAAATAGAATAAAAATTTAACACAATAGAGCAAATTTTCTCTTCGCTTCGCATAACTTTTCTTAAAAGTGGATTAAAAGTGGATTAGTCCACCATTTCTAAAGAATCTTTATCGGGTTTTACCGCAAAAGGTCCACTCTTCAATAAACTTTGTCCATGGTCTGTATCTCCAATAACAATATTCTCTCCCTCAAACAACTCCTTACGAATATCTGCTGCTGAAATAGTATCATTGTCCTTCAATGAACTCTCCTGTGAATTAATATTATTGATTCCAATCAAGTTGCCCTTATCATCAATTGTTTGAGTCAAAGTATTACCCGACTTTTCCGCATTCTTAATATTCTCATCAATTGCTTTTTGTTTTGACTCCTTTACACGCTGGTCAAAAGTATTCTTGGCATTCACTTCATTTTTCTTCTTCTCGTGCATCAACTGATTCAACTCCTCCTCCATGTATTCAACGCGACCTGTCTTATACGCCTCGGGTTCCCATGGCATCCAAAGACCAACAGGTCCAACAAAAACATCGTGATTGGGGTCAACCTCACGCAACATTTTACAGCGCAACTCTGCTTCCTCCATACTTGGATAGGTTCCACGAATTTTTAGTCCACGAGTGCTTGTTTGAAAATTATTCTCAATGTTAAATGATTTCTCCAGTTCCTCCTCACTATTATCCAAAAATGTCTTGTATTCATCTGCCATACTGGTTTGTGCCAAATTGACCTTCTCCTCATTAATAAAATCTTTGAAATCATTGGACAAGTCATCAAAAGACATGTTGTATTTATAGGAAACAAAGTTAAGAAATTGAATATACTTTTCCATTGATTTATTCAAATCCCACTTCTTTAGGAATTTTTCAAAAAAGAATATCTCTTTTTGTTTCAAAATATTTTCAGGAGATACAAAAGAGACGCATACAAATTTTTGTCCAGCAATCGGTTTATCTTCTTCCAATAAATCCACATATTTAGGGTTCTCTTTTCCATTTACTTGCTTTCTTTCAAAACTAGGTTTTTTATTCTTATTTTTAGAATGACTCATTTTACATAGATTGCTTATTTATTTTTAAGTTTTTTATCGCATATATTATATTTTTTTCTTTTTATTTATTATAAATGAGTGGATTAGTAAATATGAATGAACTTGTAAGAAGAATTGTCAAGTATCTTGTAGAAGGTTTGATGGTAGCTATTGCCGCTTATGCTATTCCTAAACGATCCCTAAATATTGAGGAAATTATCCTTATTGCTTTGACTGCTGCGGCAACTTTTAGCATTTTGGATACTTATATTCCTGTTATGGGGGTAAGTGCGAGGTCAGGAGCTGGTTTTGGTATTGGCGCAAATCTTGTAGGGTTTCCAGGTGGACTATAAATCCACTTTTTAAAAAAGTGGAGCAAAAATTTAAGTCCACTTTTCTAAAAATTAATAACAAACTTTTGCTCCACTTTTCTTAAAAGTGGATTAGATAGTAGGTATAAATTCCCAGTCTAATTCTGCACATATTTGTTTCCAAATATTATCCTGTTCTATTCTTTTCTCTCTATCTTTAAGCATAGGAAAGAATTCTAAATAATAAGTTTCGCCCAATAGTTCACACAACTTATAAGCAGTATAATAATAATTTAAAAAATTAACACGATCATCTGGACAAAATTTAGAATAAGGCGCCTGCAATTCAATAAAAAGGTTGCACAGTGTCTCTTCTAATTCCTGCGACATGACTGGCGGTTTAATTCCCAACTTATCTTTAATAAATGGTATATGTTCATAGTATTTATTATAGCCCAACTTTTTAAGAATTTCTTTAGTTTTATGATTTGTAATTTGAGAAATATCGGTTCTCTCTTTTTTAATTTGAATTTTAATATTTTCAATAACATCGGAAGGAATCTGGGTTGTTTCTTTTCCTTGAAACTGTGCCAATATTTCTTTAAAATGATTAATCCTTTTGTAAGCGTAAAAGCAGACCTCTTTGGGCGGTTCTTTATATGATGGTTTCTCATTTTCAATCAAATAAGGAATACTTTTAAAACATGTATTGCAAATTAGAATACCCTCGTCTTCTAATGGTATTAATTCTCCGCTGTTACAAAATTTACAAATATCGGTTTGAAAAATAAAAGCATTTAAATCTAAAAAACTGTCATCAATACTACTTAGATATTTTTGAACAATATTTGTATTGTTATTATTATTTGTAACTGGTTCGTCATCATCTTTTTTAATTTTAAAAAATGAATTTACCATTTTGGTTTTAGAGTTGACGGTATTTGTATTGGTGTTAGTATTTGACTCTGAAATATTTTTTTTGTTTTCAAAGTAATCAAATATATATTTAGAATTATTTAAGAAATAATCTTTTTTTTTAAATTTTAGTTCTTTAATTGTAGATTTAATTTCTTTCATTCTATCTGCAATATCCAATTTTTGTTCAATAGTTAATGAATTAGACTTTGTTTTAATTTTTTCTTCTAATTCCGCATGTTCTTGTTTTAAACTAGGAATTGTATCCGATTCATTTACAGAAAACTCATTTAAAAATTCCTTGTGTTTTCCATCAAGTGTAATTGAAGTTTTTTTATTGTATTTAAATTTTTTATTGTTTTTAGGCTTAAACGATGGCATTTATATTTAATATCATTGTTTTTTTAATTCTTAATAATTGTAAATTATAAATTAAATTGAACTTTTAGAAATCCAATTTTAGAATCCACTTTTAGAAAAAGTGGAGCAAAATTATACTTTTTAAAAAGTATAGCAAAACCAAATTTTGCTCCACTTTTGTTAAAAGTGGAAAAATGGGTTTAAACATAATAATAGTTTTCTTACTTTTTATTAAACAATAATGAATTTAAAAATTAATTTAGATTTAGATAATGAAAATTTTAAAATAGATAGTATTAAATTCCAAAAAATGTTGTTACTTTATAATGCTTTGGAAGAAGGGTGGTCTATTAAAAAATCAACGGATTCTTATATTTTTAAGAAAAATCATGAAGGAAAAAAAGAAATATTGGATGAAGATTATTTGCTTACATTTATGAAAAGTAATTTTGACATGTCAAAAATTATAAAATAAATGTAGATTTTTACAATAATTCATATTCATTATTTTTACAAATAAATACATTTTGTATTTTTTGTTCATTGATAATTTTAGAAACACTTAATTGAATTTCAGTTAACCAATCAAACTTATCTTTAGAAACATCATCTTGTAAAAGACGAATTACAGAATAATTGTTTTGATTAGCACAATCAGTCTTAAATTTATCTTTTTCTATTTGGGTTTCCGGTGAAGTCCAATTAGAAACTTGTGTGAAATGTTGTTCACCATCTAATTCAACAATAATTTTTAACTCTTCTATAGCAAAATCGTATGGTAGACAAAACTTATTTTTACACCATTCTACCTTATATTGTCTTTTAATTGTGGGGTAAAATTCTTTTATTTTTTCATAAAATTTATATTCAGTTTTGTTGATACAACTAGGACAACCATGACTTAAAAGATGAACAAATGGTTTTTGTAAAAACTCACCATGTTTTTTACAAATTATAATAATACTTGTATAATTATTTAAATAAATTACTTTTGAATAATCATATTTATTACCGTGTATTTTTGTTGCCTTCTCAATAAATTCTGATATATCTAATTTTACATTATTAGAGCATTTAGGACATCCACATTTTCTATTAATATGAAAATCTGGTATTTGTGTAAACTCGCCGTGTTCTTTACATATTATAATAATTTGGGTATCAGTATTTATGTAGTTAACTTTTGAATAATCATATTTATTTTTGTGTATACTTTTTG